CGGTTCTCAAGGTAGTTGAGAAGACAACTATGCCAGATGGACAGTTTGCATTTAAGTTCCAGGTTCTTGAAGCATAATTAAGGAGGGCAACGAAATGACTATTAAGGAAATGAAAGAGTTAGCCCTTTGTGCGGCTAAGAACGAGGCTCCAACCAATTACTCAATGGAGAACGTTAACGATGCACTCGTTGAGGCTCTTCGTGAGATGGCTGGTTCTGTCAATCAGTTCATGAAGAACAGATATGACATTTATGAAATTATAATTGAGGCTGCTGATGAAGTTGTTCCTAAGAAGGTTATCGACGCTGTTGGTATTTTCGCTGACGTTCAGCAGGTAGGACAGGGACAAAAGGCTCTGTTCAGAACAAGACTTGGAAGAACAAGAGCAAGAAAGTTCCTTACTCAAGTTGGTCTTTCAGGTGTATACGAGACATTCAGACTTGATCATGGCTATTTCGAACTTAGCGGCCACGCTATCGGCGGAGCTTGCTCAATTGATTTTGAAAGAATGCTTGATGGCGCTGAAAACATGGCTGACCTCGTATCACTTCTTACTGAGGCTCAAACAGATGCAGTTTACCAGGAAGTTCAGAAGGCTCTCCGCGCTGCATTCTCAAAGGCTGGTGTTCCGGCTAACAATAGAGCTACAGGTGCTACATTTGATGGCGCTGAGATGATGAAGCTGATTAGCACAGTTAGAGCTTATGGTTCTGGTGCTGTTATTTTTGCACCGCCTGAGTTCGTTGCTGCTATGGGAGCTGATGCTATCGTTCCAGTTAACACAGGAACAGGCCAGGGTGTATATCATCCACAGGACATCGATGCTATTCACAACAGTGGATATATTAATCTGTTCAGAGGAACTCCGGTTGTTCAGATTCCTCAGTCATTCATTGATGAGAACAATGTTGAGACTTGGATTGACCCACAACTTGCTTATGTACTGCCTACAGGAAATGAGAAGGTTGTAAAGGTTGTATTCGAAGGACAGACTCAGATGTATGACTTCGTTAACAGAGACCAATCCATGGAGATTCATACTTATAGAAAGCTGGGAACTGCTATTCTTACATACCACAATTGGGGTATTTATAAGAATACTGGTATTCCACAGACTTATGCAGAAACACTTCAATATATTTAATGAATCTTAAGGGGAGGGGTTCGTCCCCTCCCTTATTTATTTAGTATGTAGTTGATGGACGCGCTCGCGCGGCCATGCGATGGCTACTACGTTTAGGAGTTAAAAGGAGTAATAAAATGGAAGATAAAGTTAAGGTTGTAAATTTAGTTTCTAGTAGGGTAAATATTAACATTCCAGAACTTACCCTTCGTAGAGTATGGGAAAGAAAAGGTTCTGTTAAAACAATCCCATTTAGCCAATTAGAAGAGGCTATGTATAATCCAGGAGTTGAGGCTCTGTTTACACAGGGTATTCTGGGCATTGAAAGCATGGAAGTAAAGAGAGCACTGGGTCTTGAGCCAGAAGATGCGGAAGAGCCAATGAATATTATTACTTTAAATGACCAGCAAAGAAAACGCTATTTAACAGTAATGCCACTGCCTGAATTTAAAGAAAAGATTAGAGAATTATCGGGCGACCAGATTAGAGAATTGGCGCAGTATGCAATTGATAATGAAATTGCTAATTTTGATAAGTCTGAAGTAATTCAAAAAGTAATTGGAATGGACATTATTGGTACAATCCAACTGAATAAGGCAGATAAGGAGCAATTACCAAACGATTAAGGAGTTTAAACAATGGTTTCAGTTTATGATATATATGATGCGTTTCTATCTAAAATGTTAGAAGACGAATGGTTAAACTGGACTGATGAAGAAAGAGAAGAAGACTGGCGTACCTTATTGGACGCGGCGATTCCTTATTTCAAATTTCCAAGAGTTAGCTTAGAGATAGATGGCGACAATTTTGTTGATGAAAATATGGCTAATGAAGAAATTCAAATTCTTGCAACCTATATGAAGTGCGAGTGGCTCAATCGCACCATTCTCACTTGGGAGAATGTTAAGCCACTTTATGTAGAGAGAGATTTCTCGCAGGCTAATTTAATAGATAAGTTAAAACAATTACTGGAAAGAGAGGAATATAAGGCGCTGAAATTAGAGCGCATTTACTATCGCTCGCGCAAGGGACGACCATTTACTTATAGTCAATTGGCGGGAGATTAAAATGAAATATATTCCTGGTATGGATGAAGGGTATGCGAATAGTTTAAAGAATAAATTATTCGGATTACTTTGTGAATACGAGAAAGGAAGGGAATGGGAGAAGTTCTTAGATTCAATTATAATTGAATTATATGGTTTTGAACCAGAAGAACGGACTATTAACTATTACACTTTATTTCATAAGATTTCCTCTTTAAGATATTTACGGTATGAGTATTTTAGAAGTACAATTTTTGATTGTATGTCTTTACTTTCTAAATATGGGGAGGTAGAAGATGGGATACTATGAGGATGTGTATTTAAAGAGGTTAAATCATTACGGAGTGGACTGGCAGTCTCGTATACAAGGACAAAGGGAAGAAAATTTTAGACGGCAATTGATGAAGTCGGTTTATTATGTAGAGTTTGAGTATGATGGAGTGATGCGCGAAGGTGAACTTACACCGATGCGGCAGAATGAAACGAAGACAATGCATTATTTATTAACTGATGTTCATTTAGATATGCCGAATGGAACTATATTATTTATCCCAGATAAAGATAATATTTTATGTCCTTGGCTTATTTATTACTTAGAAGATATAAAAGCAAGTGGTTATAATAGATACATTGTTTTGAAAATGACTCATTATCTTACTTGGAATAATAGACAAGGTAAGAAGTGTAGTACTTGGGCATATTTCTATGGTCAAGAAGACAATATGTTGAAAGATGAATTAAAGTCAAGAAGTAGAAGTAAGGTTTTATATACAGAAAATCTGAAATTAAGCTTCTTCATTATGCCACTAAATGAAAACATTAGAAAAGACGATTACTTAGAAGTCTCACAAGGTAAACTTACAGAAGCTTATGTAGTTACTGGTTATGATATACAGTCAACTCCTGGAGTTGAATTTGTATCAGTTGACCCACAATACATAAGAGATAAGAGCGACCCTCCAATTCAAGGAGCAGACGATAGTGATGATGATTTCTATTGGCTGAATCGAGGAGGTGAAGCATGAACGTAAGAAATTGTACTGATATTGGTGTAAATGCACAATATATAGTAAAAAGACTTTTAGCTAATCAAAATTTACTTAAATTACTGTATTATACAGATAAAGACCCATTGAGTCATGACGATTTGACTCAAGATCAAATACAAGATGAAATATTTGAAAAGTTAGTTAAAATTGTGCCGCGCGTCGGTCCAAAAGAAACTGCTCACTCAATTATCGCCATTCGTATCGCGCGGGCGCGTGGATTGGCATCAAATAATGAATTTAAGAGTGTGCATATTAGTATTGAAGTATTTGTTCCTATGACTCAATGGATAATTAAAGACACAAATCTAAGACCTTTTGCGATTATGGGGGAAATTCAGAAGTCTTTAAATGGAAAGAAAATTGAGGGATTAGGAAAGTTAACAGGTGGAGATTTTAGCTTAAACTTTTTAACCGAAGAAATTTCTGCTTATGAGCAAACTTTCGTTTTAACATCATATGATTGATGAGAGGATTTTACTCGGTTTTCCAATTGATTTTAAAGACATATGTCAAATATATCCCCCAACCGTAAATGATGTAGTTGGAAATAAGGATTTTGGGATTTATCAGTCGTTATTTACAATGACACAAGAGGAATTAGATAAAGCATTTCTCCAAGATGAAAGGGTTACTCAAGTACCAACTCCTTTTAAATATCTTTTGATAAATTATTATCAAGATGAGATGGTGCGTGAGAAAATACATGAAGCTTTTAATCAATTTATACATGAACCAGTAACTATCGTGCCGGAAATTGAAATGTTATTGATTGGTAAAAGTGAAGATGAATTAGATCCAAATGTGGATCTAGAAGAACCTAGACTTTTAACTGAAGAGAATTATTTTGAATTTCAAAATATGATACGACAGGTTATGGGTGTAGAAATGGAAAAACCTCCAGACCCAGAAGAAGAAAATTTAGACCCTCGTATTAAACGATATAAGTTAAAAATTAAACAAAGTGAAGAATTATTAAAGAAAAAGAAGGCAAAAAATGCGCCAACTTTTGGAACTTTATTAACGGCAATTTGTTGTATGGGAATTGGACTAAATCCACTTAATATTGGAGAGATAAGCTATGCGTGCGTTCATTGGTTAATAACAATGGAGCAGCAGAAGGAAGAATATGATATTGATATTCGGGCACTTCTTGCTGGCGCGGATAGTAAAAAAGTAAAACCAAAATATTGGATAAAAAACATAGACGAAAAAGAATTATAGGAGGCTATTTAATATGGCAATTATTCTTGATAAATATGCTATCAAAGAAGTCGCTGACGTCATGTTCTATGAGCTTGACTCTAAGGGTGCTCCTTCTGCTCCTGTACTTTATCTTGATACTCTGAAGACTTCTACACTGAGCCAGAGTTCAGAAGTAGTTGATGCTAGAGGTGGTAAGGGTAATGTTAAGATTCTGTCTTGGGATACTAACAAAGAACTTACTATCGAGATGGAAGATGCTGTATATAGTGCTAAGTCTCTTGGCATTATGTTTGGCGGTGATATGAAGGTTTATGGTGATAAGCAGGAAGTTTTAAAGACTCTGCGTTATAGCCTTGAGTCTGTTAAAGAGTCTGGAAATGATTATCTGACTTTTGATATTGCTGGTAACCAACTGTACATTGCTAAGGCTTTAGTATCTGCTTTTAGTTATCAGAAGACAGATGGTACAGAAGTTTCTGACCCGGTTCCTATGGCTGCTGCTTCAGTAAATTGGACAACTGGTAAGAATACTGGTGGTACTCAGGCTGTTGATTTTATTACTTTTGACCTGTTAGATTGCACTTCAAGTGCTGGTTCAAGAAATGAACTTGGTGGCGTTATTAGTGGTGGAGTTACAATTGATATCGGCGCAGAGTTCAATTCAAACACTTATTACATTACTGGTGATACATATGCTAGAAACGTTGCTTCTGGTAAGGATGAGTTCCTGCAATTCATCATTCCAAAGGGAAAGGTTTCTGCTGAAGATGTTAGCCTGACAATGGAAGCTGATGGTGACCCG